CGGATCAGCGATCCCCTGAAATTTCGGCGTCTTCCGTTCTTGATTCATGGGCTCACCCCTTCCCCTCTGCTTTGGTAACGGCGGCGCGCAGCTTTATCCGTCTCCCTTGATCGTAGCCGTTAGCAAGAATATCTTTCGCTACTTCCAACAATTCCGGCGCGGCGGCGATCAGGCGAGCATTGGCGTCAGCGACACCAAAGACCGGAGAATTACGGTTGACTGGTTCCCCCTTTTTGCCTGCGTAACAGTGCATTACCGTCGCGATTTCGACGAAGTTGTGTGATATTAATTCCCCTCCAATAACCCATGGCCCCGGTGTCGTTGTCATGTCCAATCCCCTCCCTCTCGAAATGAGAAATGCGCGCCCGTCGATCCAACAATCACGTGGTCCACCACCGGGATCCCCAGGGTCTTCCCGGCGTCTCGCAACCGCTTCGTTACCTCGGCGTCCTGGCCGCTTGGCTTCGGATCCCCGCTCGGGTGATTGTGCGCAACGATAATCGCGGCGGCATTCGCCACAATCGCGGCCTTGAATACCTCCCTCGGGTGAATCAGCGCGCCGTCAAGGATCCCGATAGTGACAACTTCTTCGGCAATAACCCGATGCTTGACGTCCAGCAGCAGCACGACGAAAGCCTCCCGGTCCCGGTCGGCGTACCCCTGCCGAATCAGGTGGGTCGCTACATCCCCGGCGTCCTTGAACGGAAACGCCTCTGGCCCTTCCTCGCGTACCATCTGCCAACGAATCCGGCTCATGGCGTCACCTCATCGATGTAGATATATTTCCTCGTCACGGAATTCTTGAAGGCGTGATTCGTCGGCGCGCCATGCTGCGCGGGGCGTGAGTACATATACATCCACGCCGCCGGATCATAGTGCCGGGCAATAAACACCTTCCATGCGCGGTCAAACTCCGGATCACTTCGCTCGAACACCACGTCACCAAATTCGCTTTTCGTCGGTATCATCGCTGTTCTCCTTCCCGGTGGTCGGCCCACCATTCAGTGTCATACTGCAATTCGCATTTGTGACAAAGGCATTCTGGCGAATGCGCATGCGCACAGCCAGACGACACACAGAACCAAATCACCACGCAAGCCCAAAACAACAGGACCAGCGCGGCACGGAGAATCCAGCGCGCGGGGGTCATTGCGTCACCTCTTCGGGCGGGTTCCCCAGCCCCGGCACGATATACAGAACGTCAATCCAATCCTCGGCGAACCGCTGGAAGGTATCCCGGTTGTACGTCCGCGCCGTGAATGCGCCCCGTGCGGCGTCCTTTGTGCTCCGGACACCAGCGGCCAATCCCCAAACCGTCACATGCTCATGCTCGGCGGCCATTGCCTCTCCTTTCGACCTGGCTCATCAGCGCCCGGTGGTCAGCCCGGAACGGACGGAGCGCGCAAGGCGCGCCCCGTTTCGCCTCAACCCTGCGCGGCCTTCACCGGCTCTTCGACGGGCAGCGTGGCGATCTTCGCGTACTCATCCCGGATGTGCTCCTTGAACCGCTTGACCTGCGCTTTCCCGGCGGGGTCATCCTGTCCGTTCGCATCGCTGGGCCTCAGCAACTCGTAATACCGGACACCTCCCGCCGTGGCGTACGAGCGCGACGGCACCAGCACGGTCGGCTTCTCGCCCTTCTTCGAGCGCCACACCGAACAGCCCACCAGCTTGAGTCCGGCCAACAGCCCTTCCTCGAAATGAATCTCCACGTCTGCCAGCTTCGACACCGGCGTCCCTCCATGATTCAGCACGCAATGGATTCTCATCTCGTTCCCCTTCCTGCGCGTGTCGGCGACGCGCCCCGGAGCTGTACTACCGAATCGGATGGAGATTGCACCCCGGATCCGGACAATCGTGGCCTCCAGAGTCCGGTTTCGCGGCGCATATCGAGCAATAGACCCCGCCACAAGCGTCACAAGCGGTCCAGGTGCTCGTCAACCGCCCACAGTAGAGGCAATGGACCGGCATCCTCGACGCGCGCGCTACAGGGGCATCCTCGGGCGTTTTCCGGGATCCAAATATCGCGGCCTCCATCAGTTCACCCCCTTGAGAATTTCATCCAACCCCATCAGCCGGATTAACTCTTGCGCCCATCGAATATCCTCTTCCCGCTTGCCGCACCCTAGGTACGCCAAAGACTTCGCAAGCGCCGTCGCTGTCGCCTTCCTATCCATCGCCTTTCACCTCCCCTTGAATTTGTGCTTCTACCCTATTAAGGTAAGAAAATCGTGCCAAAAACAGTGGATAAACCTGTGGATAAAATAATCCTCATCGTTTCCGAGGCGATAGGTATGAAAATAAATATCAATCCACAGGAAATCCACAACCGCAATGTGTTGTATCGTGCATCAAAATAATGATTGACAAGGGCAACGAAATGGTGCATCAATGGCAGACATGAACGGTACACCAACCACCGAAAAGCCCCTTACCCCTGCGGCAGTTAGGCGAAATAGAGTCCAAATGCAGCGTCTTCGCGCTCAGACCTTGGAAATCGCTGAGGATCTGAAATGCGGTCTTATGTCTGCGGACAGGGACGCCAAGGTCGCCAAATTGATCGACCACATGATTGCGAAAGGCACCCGACTCAAGGATATCAAGGGTTCAGACGCCATCAGCGCGGCGAAGCTGTACGCCGACCGTCGCTGGCCCGTCCGCAGCGAAGCGCCTCCGCCGGCCAGGACGTTTATCCAGACCAATCTCAATGTCTTCCTTCCCGATCCTCGGCCAGCAGCTTTGGACGCCCCCGTGGATACCACATGTAGTGTTTTGGGGGACGGAAAAACGCAAGAGACGAATAACCCCAGTAAATCCAACACTTACGGCGTCCGGTAACGGATATTATGTCAAACACCTCTATCCCTGCCGACCTCAGGTCCTCCAGCGAGACCTCCGACCGGGGTCGGGAGGGGGGGGGTAGGCCCCAGGCCGGAGTCGACTGTCATCAAATAAGATCCCTTCCGATGTCGGCGCAAATTTTTAAGATTCCGGACGAAGGATGCCCTGCCCTGCAGCGGTTCATCCTGGAAAAAATTAAATTTCATGTTGCCATGTTCCCGTACTTTTCGCTACCCGACCAGGAGACGCATTGATGGGTGAAATCTCGATTTTTGAGAAGATCCGCGCGAGGAATCGGATGCTCGAGGCAGTTGGCACAGAGCCCGCGCCTACTCCTGTTGCGCCGCCAAAGGCGAAGAGCACGAAGCGAGTTCCGCACCGCGACCCCAAGACGGGGAAGATCGTTTGGATCGACGTTCCTGATGAATGACAGCGGATTTCTCGGAGGGATTGCGAGAGTGCGATGCCGGTGAAGATCGAAAAATTATCGAGAGGTGGGGTTCGGGTGAGCACTCCCGGGGGCGTGAAGGCAAAGCACACGAGTTTTCAGAAGGCGATGGCGCAGAAGCGGTTATTGAACGCCGTGGAGCATTCAGATTGGCGACCGGCGAAGGCGGAGATATCGATGCATCCACGGACGGCGAAATGATCGAGCTCAACCACCAGAAATTCGAATATCGGAATGATTGCCCGTACAAATACGACTATCGGAAGGTAATGGAGAAGATTGCCACAGGGGAAGTCGAAGAGATCAACACCTTCCGAGACCTTATTTTGAACGATCTTTTTTTCATCGTTTATTTCGTCCTGAAAATTCCGATTGCGAATTGTCCGTTTGTTGTCAAGGCATGTCGGGATGTCGAGGACGGCCCAAAGGATTTCACATTGGATGTCTGGGCCCGGGAGCATTTCAAGAGCACGATCATCACGATTGCCGAGACGATTCAATACACACTGAAAAACCCAGACGAAGCGACGGGGATTTTTTCGTATGTTCGGCCGGTGGCCAAGAAGTTTCTTTTTTCCATCAAGGAGGCTTTCCAGAACGAGTTGATGTTGCACGAATGTTTTCCCGACATCGTGTATGCGAACTGCGAAAAAGAGGCGCCGCTGTGGTCGTTGGACGAGGGGTTGATTCTTCGACGGACCTCGACTCGGAAGGAGCCGAACATCAGCGCGTGGGGGTTGACGGAGGGGATGCCGACCGGGTTTCACTTGGGGCGTCGGGTGTACGACGACATTTCTACGGAGGACATGGCTGAGTCTGTGGACATGATGGAGAAGGTCAAGACGAAATTCGATTCGAGCCAGAACCTTGGGAGCGAGGGGGGTCATCATCGCGTGGTCGGGACGTATTACCATCACGCGGATCCGCTGACCTATATCCGGGGGATCACCACTCCGGAGGGGGCTCCGCGGTACCACTATCGATTCAGGCCGGGGTCTGATGATGGCACGGCGATGGGGCGGCCGGTGTTTGTATCGCAGAAGCGGTGGGACGATTTGAAGTTGACTCGGACGTTCAACTGCCAGCAGCTTTTGGATCCCTCTCCGTTGTCGGACATGAAGCTCAATCCGGATTTTTTATTGCCGATTGAGCGTCGGATGATTCCCAAGGGGTTGTACCGATTCTTGTTGGTGGATCAAGCCGGCGATCTTGCGGCGGCGAAGGTTCGATCCGGCGCGGGGTTGGATTCCTGGGCGGTAGGGGTGTTGGGGGTAGAGCCGTTCACCGACGACATTGGTCAGAGCCGGGTTTTCATCGAGGATCTTTGGATCATGCCGGCGTCGGAGAGCGAGGCGATCGATCAGATTGTCCGGATGTATTTGAAAGCCGGCATGATCCAGAAAATCGGTGTTGAGAAGATCGGTCTTTCCTCGACTCATTCCCACGTACAGAAAGCCTTGCAGGCCGTTGGACGGTTTGTTTCGTTCGAGAAGGGCGGGAACGGGGTTTTGCTGACTCCGTTGGGGCAGGGGACAAAGGGTGGGGGCTGGAAGAAGAAGATGATCGAGTCCGCGCTGGCGTGGCCGTTGAACAATTCTAAGTTGTTTTACTCCACGGCATGTCCTTCGAATTTCATCGAGCGGTTGAAGATGGAGATGAGGAATTTCCCCGTTTGGCACGATGATGGGATCAACATGCTTGCCTATTTGTTTTCCCAGGTATTGAAGGACATGTTTTTCGGAATGGCCGAGGAAGACGCCGATGCGAAGAAGAGGGCCGCGCGGTACGGCAATAAACCCGAGCGCCGTAGTTGGATGGGGGTCTGATGGCCGTTTACGATGAAACACAGGCTGTAGGGGCTTCGAGGGGCGAATCAGCCGTTCCGAGGCCTGAAATCGCCACATACAAGCGGTGGTACAACGAGGCCAGGAGTGCTTCCTCGGATTGGCGCGACGAATCCGTAGAGGATTCCCGGTTCTATCACGGCGGCAAGGGCCAATGGAAGCAGAAGGATATTGACGCCCTTGAAGGAGAAGGCCGGCCGCATTTTTCCATCAATCGGATCAAGCCGACGATTGATTTACAGAAGGGCATCGAGATTCGCAGCCGTACGGATATCGACGCGAAGCCTCGCGGCGCCTTGGACGGTGGCACGGCGGATGCAATTACTTCCGGCTTCAAATATATCCAGGATCAGAACAACTCCGACCACAAGGTTTCGGATATTTTCTTCGACGGGTTGAAGGCCGGTATTGGTTGGGTCGAGATTTGCCTGAACGACGATCCCCGGGAAGAAGAGATCGAGATCGCCTACAAGGACTGGCGCAAGATCGGCTGGGATCCGTACGCGCGCGGAGTTCTTTTCGACGATGCCAGATACATGTTCGAGGATCGGTGGGTCGATCTCGACATCGCGCAGCAGACCTGGCCGGACAAAAAGGATCTCCTGACGGCCATGATGGAAGACGCTCGGGGAGAGAAGGGCGAAGCGGCTCAGCACAGTCGGGAGTTGCCGGATCAGTACAAATCCGGAAGCCCTGTCCAGTTCTGCGACACCACACGAGAGCGTGTGCGTTTGGTGAAGATGTACTTCAAGAAAATACAACTTGGAATTTTCCTAAAGTTCAAAGACGGGCATGTGGAGGAAATTTCCGCAGAGAAGCTGCAAGTGGACCCGCTACTTGTTTCGAATTCGAACGTCATCCGGATCAGCAAGGTTCCCGTTCAGAAGATGTGGTGCGTTATTTTTTCGGGAGATGTGATTCTCGAGGAAGAGAAGCCGACGATCTACGAGCACGATCATTTCCCACTGATCCCGTTTATTTGCTACATGGACGAGGATGGCCAGCCGTACGGCATGGTCCGGAACATGAAGGATCCCCAGCAGGAGATCAACAAAAACCGGAGTCAATTTACTCATATTTTGACAACTCGCCGTGTGTTCTTCGAGACAGGGGCATTCAAGGATCCGTTGGGAGCGAAGAAGGAAATCAGCCGGCCGGATTGCTGGATTGAATTCAACATGGGCGCATTGACCAATAAAAAATTCGAATTACATCAGGATATCGCGTTAGCTCGTGAGCACTTCGAGATCATGCGGGAGGCTAAGCAGGAGTTGCAGGAGGTTTCCGGCGCCGTTGAAGAGCAGATGGGCCAGCAGACGAACGCACGATCGGGGATTGCGATCGAAGCTCGCCAGCGGCAGGGAGCGACGGTCAACACGGAGCCCTTTGACAATCTCCGGCTGACAAAGCGCCGCATGGGAGAGTTGATGCTTTCCATGATGCGGCAGTATTGGACATACGAAAAGGTCATCCGGATTACTGACGATCAGACTGGTGCGGACAAGTTCGTGACGTTCAACCAAGGCGGCAGGAACATGATTGTCCAGGGCCGGTACGATATTGTCGTTGCCGACCATCCCGAGACGGAAACCACCCGCCAATGGATGAGCCGGACCTTGATGGACTTCGCCTCGAAGATGAGCCCGGACATCGCCCTTCCCGTGATGCAAGTAGCCTTCGAGATGACCGATATCCCGAACAAGGATGCCGTGGTCAAGAAGCTGGCTGAAGCCGTCGCCAAGCAGGACATGCTGACACAGCAGAAGGTCCTTTCCGATCAGATCAAGAGCGAGAAGCCTCCTGCGGCCGCGCCTTCCACGTCGCCCGAGACATCGCAGGCGATGGAGCCCGCTGGTCCCAAGAGTCCCAGGGAAGCTCTCGAGATGATTCTCGCCGGCAAGACTTGGGGAGCCGTTACGGAAATCGACGATGCAACGGTCCAGAAAGCCGCTCAGTTTTTGCTTGCTCCAAAACCGCTGCCCGCTGGCGACAAAGCGGGATCGCCTTCCAAGGCGTAAAAAGGGGGATTCATGCCTGATGAAGCAGCAGAAGAAAAGGAATTCACAGAAGCAGAGCTGACGGGTGAGCCTGATCCGACGCTTCCGGTTGTGACTCCGGATCCGGCCGCTCCGCCCGTGGTTTCGCCGGTCGTTCCTCCCGAGCCGGGAAAAGAGGCCGAAGTTGTTCCGGGGGAAGAAGCGGCCCCCCCGACCCCATCGCCGACGAAGGACGATCGGACCGTACCGCTGGCAGCGTTGCACGAAGAGCGCCGCGCACGGCAGGAACTCAGCAGGAAACTCGAGGAACTGCAAGCCAAGATGGGCACCGAGCCCAGCAAGACTCCCGCAGAGATGATCCTCGATGATCCAGAGGAATTTGCTCGCATGCAGACGCAGATGATCGAAGACCTTCGCGCGGACATCGCGCGTCGGGATATGGAACGGGAGATCAACACAGCCGTTCCGAATTTCCTCGAGCTGGCCCCGCAGATGGAGGAATTGCTCTTGGGTGAAGGCTTATCCGAGGAAACCATTCGAAGTCTGATTGGTTCAAGCGGCAAGGAGGCGCCGAAGTTCTTCAAGGTGCTTGCCAAGCTGACAAGCGCGCCGAACGAGGCAGCTCTTCGGACAAGATTGACCACGGAGCTCACCCCGACGATCACGGCCGCGGTGACGAAGGATCTCATGGCGAAATTCAAGATCATGGATGGGGAAGTAAACCTGGGGAAACTGCCGGGATCGCCCCCGGACGGGAAGTTGAACGTGAACACCGAAGAGGAATTCGCAAAACTCACTCCCGAGCAACAGCAAGCATGGTTGTCCGGGGGCTAAAAAAACCAAGGAGTAGAAACCCATGGCACAGACCGAATTCGGCGTAAATCATGCTCTCGCCGTCAAGCGATGGAGTCTGTCGCTTGCGACGGAAGCCGTCAAGAAGATGTACTTTTCGAAGTTCATCGGATCCATCATCACCAAACTCACCGACCTCGAGAAGAACGCCGGCGACAAGATCACCCACGGATTGCGCATGAAGCTCCGGGGCGCTGGCGTTACGGGCGACAACACCCTCGAGGGGAACGAGGAAAGCCTGACGTACTACGACGATGCTCTCCTGATCGACCAGCTCCGTCATGCGGTGCGGTCGAAGGGGAAGGCGTCCGAGCAGCGTGTTCCGTACAACATGCGCGCCACGGCGCGCGAAGCGCTGGCGGCTTGGTGGGCCGAGCGGTTCGACGAGCTTCTGTTCGTCTACCTGTCCGGCGCCCGGGGGGTGGATTCAACATTGACTCTTCCGACCGGCTTCACATCGTTCGCCGGCAACTCCCTGAACACCCCGGATACGGCGCACATCCAGTATGCGAACGGGCTGACCAAGGCCACCATCACCGCGACCGACATTTTCACCCTGTCGGAGATCGAAAAGCTGGTGGAGAAGGCCGAAACCGTCGATCCCATGATCCAACCGATCATGGTCGGCGGCGAGAAGAAGTACATCATGCTTCTTCACCCCTACCAGGTCACGGATCTTCGGACCAACACCAGCACCGGCCAGTGGCAGGACATCCAGAAGGCCGCAGCCGGCAGGACGGGAGAAAACTCCGCGATCTTCACCGGCGCCCTCGGCGAGTATCGTGGCGTTGTCCTGCACTCCCACCGGAACGTGGTTCGATTCTCGGATTACGGCGCCGGCACGGACCTTCCCGCGGCGCGCGCTCTGTTCCTCGGCGCCCAGGCCGCGGCGATCGCCTTCGGGAACGGCGGCGGGGAAACCGTCGCGCGGTACTCCTGGAAGGAAGAGCTGTTCGACTACGGCAATCAGCTCGGCGTGGCGGCCGGGTCGATCTTCGGCGTCAAGAAATCCGTTTTCAACTCCAAAGACTTCGGCGTGATCGCTTGCGACACTTACGCCGCGGCCCACTAAGCGAGGGGATGAACAATGGCAACCACCTACAAGAGTGACCTTTGCACGGCCGGCTCGGGGATTTCCGCAAAGTCTCTCCATGCCGGGGTTTTCGCCGTTCTCGCCACCTTCGAGGCGGCAGTTCAGCTCATCATCAACGACGTTATCCAGATGGTCCCCGTTCAGAAGGGGATCAAAGTCGTCGGGATGCGGCTCGTCACCGACGACCTCGATGGTGGAACCACAGCCGTCCTCGACGTTGGGGATGGCAGCGACACCGACCGCTTTATCGACGGATCTACGATTGGGCAGGCGGGGGGCAGTGCGGATTTCCTTTCCGGGCTGGTCGGCGCCACCCCTGCGGCGGCGCTCGGGTACGAGTACACCGAAGACGACACGATCGACGTTCTCGTTCAGGTGGCTCCTACGTCCTCGGGAGTGGGAACACTGAAACTGCTCGTTTTCCTGACGGCTGATCTGTAGGCCGGCAACCAATCAACCTGACGGGGAGGGGGATTGTCCCCTCCCCACCCTCGGAAGGGGGATTCGATGAGAAAGACGCTTCTGTTTCTGATGCTGTTGCTGGCGATCGCCTTGCCGGCGATGGCCGTTACTTTCACGGCGGTCGGCACCGAGCACCCCGGGGAATTCACGGCGATCACCGGCGTCGATAATTCCGTGCTCTACGTTGTGACCTCCGATGGAAAGCTCTATTCCCAGGCGATTGCCACGGGGGCCCTGACCCTGCTTGTGACCATCTACGACGAAAAACTCACGGCGATCGTCTATCCGGGAGCAACATACACCTACATTGGGACCGCAAGCGGCAAGATCATTCGGCATACGATCTCCGGGAACGCCATTTCAAAGACAACCCTTGCAGCTTGTACCACGCCCGGGGCCGGGATTGTGGCGATGAAGTGGGACGCAACTTTGTCGAAAATCTGGCTTGTTACGAACAAGGGCAAGACGTATTTCTGCACACCGTAGTGGGATGGGGGGCTTGTCCCCCCTTCTGCCTGAAAAGGAGCATGGATGAATTACGCGGAACTGTCGATGGCGATTTCCGACTGGCTGAACAAGGATTCGCTCGACAAGGTTTTACCGACGATCATTCGGTTTGGCCAGCGTGATCTCGAGGACGACCTGAGGATCCGGCCGATGGAATATCATCCAGTGACGGCGAACATAAGCGCGGCGACGGCTTCCCTGGCGCTTCCCTCGGATTTCCTCGAGTTAATTTACCTGGTGCTCATCAAGGACGACGTGCGCTATGTGGTGGACGGCCGCGAATCCTCGCGGGCCCTCTATACGGAGCGTCCCTCTGCCACGGAGACGGGCACTCCCTGCAAAGTGGCGCGTGTCGCTGATGACCTGGTATTCGACGTTCTGACGGATTCAGCCTATACCCGCGATTGGTTTTACTACCGGCGCTTGCCTGTTCTTGTCGCGACAGCTCCCAACAACACGAATTGGTGGAGCGAATACGCGGAAGAAGCCTTGCTCATGTCCTGTTTGAACAAGGCCAGCGGGTACGTCACCGGAATTCAAGACAGCGACAAGAAGAAGCGGGCCGAAGCCGCTTTGTTCACCCGCGAGAGACTGAGGTTCAACGAAGCCCGGGAAACGACCGGAGGCTCTGTCCTTCGATCGTCAAACTGGAAATGAGGGGGATCACGATGAAAAAGCTTGTCCTGTTTGCGCTGTTCGTCCTGGTGCTGATGCCAGTCCAGGCTGGCGCCTTCGAGTCCTGGCAGCGGTCAGGGACACTTACGGGCGGGGTCGTGGCCGACAATACCACGCTCACTTTCACCCTCCCGGTGAACGTGGGACACCATTCGTACCTGTACGTTCCGACGATCGACTCCGCGGCGATCGCGCTTTCCTGCAGCGTGGACGGGACGAACTTCGGGACCATGGCGACACTCTACAGTGCGACGGCCCTGATCGACTTCACCTACGCGGCGACCACGGGCGGGAAGGTTTTACGGCTACCGGATATCAGCCCGTGCCGAAAACTCAAGATCACGTCCGGAGCCGCACAAGCGGCTGACCGTGTTTTCGTGGTGTTCGGGAATTAAGTGGCTGATCCCACTCATTCCAGGGGGGGAGTAGATGGCGATAGCCCACGTTCAGTCAACAGGTAATAGGAACGATGCGGCGGGTCTCACCCTCGTCAAGGCGTTCGTGTCGAACGTCACGGCGGGGAACACCATCGTCGTTACCGCTTTCTGTGGGATTGGCCAGACAATCTCCTCTGTCACCGACTCCCTCGGGAATACTTACACGGAGAGGGTGTCCGGCATCTCGGGCCGATTGAAAGTTTACGAAGCACCCAACATCACCGGGGGCGCTTGCACGGTCACGGTGACTTTTTCCGATTCCGTACCTTACCGCGCCATGTCGATCCACGAATACAGCGGCATGGTCAATACGGGGGCATTCGATGTGGGCGCGGGCGCGACGGCCTCCCGTGCCGGATCCTCCGCCACGGACGGGAATTACACCGATAACATCACGACGACCGCCAACGGCGATCTTATCATCGGTGCCATCATAAACATCCCGGCCAGTTGGGTAGCGGTTGCCCCAGGGACGGGCCTGACAGAGCGATACGACGACGGCCCCAACGGTTGGTACGAGAGCGAGGACAAAGTTCAGGCATCGTCGGGGTCCACGAATGCGACTTGGACCTGCGACAACACGGATGCTTACTACTGGATCATCGCATCGTTCAAGGCAGCGACGGCATTGGTTTCCATCACCCCGCCGGCGGGATCTTTGTCCGCTTCTGGAATTGCCTCTCGAAATGATTTCGGAATCTTTGTTCCAACGGAGGTTGACGCTTGACCACGGAAAGCATAATGCAGGGGTATCCTCCGAAATTGTTGATAGGAGTTGGCAACCCGGAAGTGCAGAAATATGGGCGGCTCTGGTCGATGCCACAGTACCGCGTCGTCGCGCCCGGGGAACTGTTCGCAGAAATGTTTTTGGTGAAGGCCGATCCACGGGTCGGGTCCCACGTCATCGACTTCGGCTGTGGGACGGGCCGGGGCGCGAAGAAACTCAACGACGCCGGCATGAAGGTCACGATGCTCGATTTCGCTCGGAACTGCCTCGATGATTCCGTGCAGGAGTCTTTGTCCGATACGCTGACCTTCAAGAAGCACGACTTGACGCTCCCCTCTCCGGTCATCGCAGAGTACGGGTACTGCACCGACGTGATGGAGCACATCCCGCCCGATTCGGTCAACACGGTCATTGAGAATATCCTTCGGGGAGCGAAGAACTGTTTCTTTACCATCTCCACAACGGAGGACGTTTGCGGCCGGCTGATCGGGGAACCGCTACATATTTCCCTACACGACTTCGCCTGGTGGACGGAGAAATTCCAGGAAATGTCCTGCCGGATCCTGTGGTCGGAGGTATCGGAAGGGTACGCGCACTTCCTCGTTTCCGCGTGGGAGGATGCGCAAATCATGGTGGACAACGGAACGATTAACGTGACGAACGACCTGATTCTCGACAACATCCGGAGGAATTGCGAGGAAGGCTACCAACAGGTCATCCCTCATCCGGAACAAGATACAGAAGTAATGATCCTCGGCGGTGGGCCGTCGCTGAACGATCATCTTGACGAGATCCGACAGAAGCGCGCGGAAGGCGTGAAACTTATCACGCTCAACGGCGCCTATAATTGGGCGGTCGAAAACGGCCTGACGCCTTCCGCAACGATCATCGTGGACGCAAGGGAATTCAACAAGCGATTCACGAAGCCCGTCTTGGACGAGTGCAAATACCTGATCGCGTCACAATGCCATCCCGCCGTGCTGGAAGGGTTGCCGAAAGAGCGGACGTACCTCTGGCACGTTATGGGCAGCATCACCGATTCGTCCGTGGTGGACAAATACTTTCCGGCGAGGTTTCACATCCCCGGCGGCAGCACGGTTCTACTCCGGGCGATTCCCTTACTCCGGATGCTCGGCTATCACCGCTTCCATTTGTTCGGCTGCGACTCCTGCCTGACAGAGGGAGTGCACCATGCCTTCTCACAGCCGGAGAATGACGATCGGGCGATCGTTCCGCTGATGGTGACGGGCGGAAGGACGTTCTACTGCCATCCGTGGATGGCGTCTCAAGCGCGAGAATTCGTAACGATGATCCAGAAGCTCGGGGAGACGTTCGACATGGTTGTTCACGGCGACGGCTTGCTGTCGCACATCATCAACACCGGGGCAGAGATGCCTTCCGGGCAGGAGGCTTGAAATGGCTGCTGGCGCGTGGAAAATCTTCACAAGGGCAAAGAGGAACATGAACACGACGGCAACCCCGATCAACCTGGACGGCATTTTCAGGATGATGTTGTGTCGGGCGTCGGCGTCGGCGGGGGTGTTGAAGAACACCAACACCGGGATCTCCACCTGGGCGTCGGTCGGTGGAGAGATTTCGGCCCGTGGCGGATATGTGGCCAACGGCCGCAGCATCCCGGCGATCAAGTGGACGGTCGGCGCGTCCACGAAGCAGATGAAGTTCAGCTTCACCACGGCGGGGCTGGTGTTCACCGCTTCGGGGTCGGCGCTGAACAACATCAAGTACGCCGTCATCCGGAACAGCACGGGTGCGGGCGCAGGAAAGGTGCTCTGCTTTTGCACCCTGTCCACGGCGGCGTTCACGATTTCGTCTCCGAACACGCTGACGATCCTGCCGGCGGCGACCGGTGTGTTCACGTTGGCATAAGGACCGCTGAATGAAGTTTATCGGCATAGCCCCGCTTCTCGTCGCGGCGACACTCATCGCGCCGGGTACAGGGTCCCTCTCGGTTGCGGGCGTCGCACCGACGACGGTCGTAACGGAAGCTATATCGATCACGCCCTCGGCGGGGTCCCTTGTTGTAGAAGGTACGGCCCCGAGAAACGATTTCGGGATCGTATCGTCGGCGGGGGCTGTCGTTGTCGACGGTATTGCGCCGTCAACCCAACAGGCAAGCCTCGTCACCGTATCGACAGGGGCGCTTTCTGTCGTAGGAGTTGCTCCTATCGTTACGGTTCCTGGTGAAACTTCGATCACCCCGCCGGTCGGTTCTCTTTTTGCTGATGGAGTAGCGCCGCAGCTTCTACAGGCGAATCTTGTCACGCCGCCAGTCGGAGCCCTTGCCCTGTCGGGGGGAGCCCCATCGGTTAAACAAGAATTACGGATTACGCCTCCAGCCGGATCCCTGTCGCTCGTAGGGGTAGCTCCTACCGTCAACCGGGCGGATCACCATACAGTAACTCCCCAAGCAGGAAGCCTGTCTCTTGTGGGGATTATTCCAGATGTCGTTGCAGCAGGGGTGCAGAGCATTACCCCGCAATCGGGGGGAATCGGAATCGCCGGAATTGCTCCCGGGGCCGTGGTTTCTTCTATGCTCGCCACACAATCCGGTTTGCTGTCCCTTTCCGGATCTCCCCCGTTCTTCTTCATCCAGGGCGAGACGTACGCCTCGCTTCATTTCGTGTTCAAGAAGCGCAAGACAAAGTATTAAAGCGGAGGCGTCATGGCGAACGTAAAAAAACTCAGCACCACGAAGGTCGCCACCGACAAGACGGTTTACTGCATCATCCGGAGAGAAGCGGATGGATACCTGATGAACGCCGCAGATGGGACCTTCGTCGTGGCACCGGCGAATTCACGACTGTACCTCACGGAAGATGCGACGATTGATGGATTGTACGAGGTGTCGGAATCTCGGGTAGCTTGGAACGACGGTAGGTACAAAGTGTTTTTCTACTCGTTTGCCAGCGTTTCGATCACGCCGACCGTGGCTAGTCTTTCGGCCGTCGGGATTGCACCGACCGTCACCGTGTAAGGGGAGGGAGCCAACTTGGACGACCTGATGGATTTTTGGGTGCTCGGAGATTTGATCGTCAACACCGTCCCCTGGGAATCCGGCACGGTGCAGACGGACGCCTCGAACTCGATCATTTCCTTCAAGACCGACCTGGCCTCGACAACGGATTCCTATTGTGTCGGATCGTTCGTGAAGTTCACCAGCGGGGCACTCATCAATCAGACTCGGAAGATCAGCGGGTACGGGGGAACGTCGAAATTGATTCTGGTAACGTCCGGCTTCACGGCGATTCCAGCCGTTGGCGACACCTTCATCATCATTAACCAGTGAGGGGATAACATGGCGATCATAGCGGCGAACCTGGCTTTCTACCTGACCGGAGGGGCGGGGAACACTCTCCCCGCCGCGTCCCTCGGGGGGGTGATCTCGAGCACGGCCTTCACCGACAACACGCTCCAAAACCTGTTTGCCAACGTCACGCCGGCCGAAGCCCTGGCCGGATCCGTGAAGTACCGGGCCCTGTCGTTCAAGAACCTCGCCGCAGAGACGGCATACGCCGCTGTGATCTATCTCTCCCAGGAGACGACCTCGGCCGATACCACCGTGGCGATCGCCTACGATGCGACCGGGACGCAGAGCGTGGTCGACGAGGACACGGCGCCGGTTGGCTTGACCTTCTCGACGCCCCTCTCCTTGGGCGCAGGAATCGCCCTGGGCGATATCGCTGCCTCGGGGGTAGCAAGGGTGTGGTTCAAGAGGACCGTCTCTCCTGGGGCCGCTGCAGCCTCGGATTCGGGCAAGTTTACCGTCACAGTGGGATCAGCACCGTAAATGAGCTTCTTCATCCTCCAAGATGAGTATTCCATCTCGGCCGAAAAGACGGCCAAGTGGAATCTTTGGGGGGGCATCTCGAAAGAGTTCACGTTCCTCGAAAGTATCTACGGTGCGGTGAGCAAGGAATTTATTTTCGTGTGGAATATCCTGTTTTATGTGTCGAAGGAATTCACTTTCCTTTGGGATATTTGGATTTATGTTTCAAGGGAGTTTACGTTTCTGTACCGAATTGCGATGGACTTCGGGGGGAAAGTAAAATACTCGTTCAAGAAGTCGGCAGTTGTAACACGATTCTTTCGGAGGAATCGCGTTGGCTGATCCAGTATTGTCAGCAGTTTTGTCCGGACAAAGGGCGATAGCCTTGTCGTGGACGTTCGATAGCAACGCAGATTTTCAGGTGTTCTGGAAATCGAATGTTCCGGCTGGTCAGG